CTACATACCTAAAGCTTTCTGCATCATATGTTTTTGTTTAACTTTAGTTGCAGCAATAAAATCTCTTTTCTCTTTAATGGTATGCTTATCTTTTTTATTATAATTTGCTATAATTTCTTCTGCTTTTTCAATATCCATTAGAATTTTACGTTATCAGAACGATCTAGTTTTTCAATTACGTCTTGTCTATAAGCAGGATCTTCATCATAACGAGGATCACTCATAGCTGCGACTAATTCTTGCTGACTTCTAAACACATCTCCAGAAGTCTG